AGATGGCGTTGTTGATATTCAAGCACCCACTAGTGATACAAATAAACCGATTAATACTTTTATAACTAAATCACAAAGAAGCTTTTTTGAAAGTCCCTTTAGTGGATCATTGCCCGAAGCATATTTTCAATTTACAGTTCAAAATATTATATATATTTCAGATAATTTTGTGAACAGCAAAGGTAATAGCTCATCTGATGAATCTAAGGTATCTAATGGAATTCATTTGCAAACGAGATTTTTACTCCCATCTAATTCGTCTACATTTAATTCATCTGAAAGTATTTCACTCTCAAATATTTTAAATCAAGGTAATGCTGCTTTTATTGGATCAAGATCAAGCATCGGCAGTAAAAACGAATTTGTTGATGTGGTTGATGTATGGGTTAATACACTTGCAGCCAACGATACATTTTTATACGATAAAGTTATAAACACCCATAGTCGTCTCAGTTCAGTACTATTACTTTCTAATTTTGGTCATACATTAAGTCCGTTCAGTGTTTTCAAGAGCCTAAATAAAACCATTTTTCAAACGCCATCTGTTGTAGAAGTTCCATATTATCTATCTTCATATGTTGGAGCTTTAGTGTATGTGATTGAAAATAAAATGATAAATGAGTTAATGGATTTTTTTAATTCCAAGAGTAATTTGATCAAAATAGGTATATTAATAATTGCAGATATTCATGATATACAAAAATATTTATCAAAAAACGATAAGGCTATGTTTTTAAGCAAATATGAAAATTTTTACGATAATAGTTATGTTGGAATAATAAATGATTTAAAATTCGTGTGTGATAAGATAATAAAAATGGATTCTATTAAGGAAAAATATATTGCATATAACACATATTTAAATCCACGTGCAACAAATGTTATTAACTATGGAAGTCATTTTAAAGATATTTTAGTTCCATTGTTAACTAAAACAAATGTGATAATTTATGGTGAGAATACATTTAAGCCTGTTATCACTACGCAATCATTTTATAAATCATTGTTTTATGTGGATACCGAAAAGGGGGGGGCAAAATTAGATATAAATAAAATATACTTTAATAGCTTTTGGTCTTCATTGTATGGTCTATTGGATGATAGAGAAAAAGAACTAATAAAAGAGGAGGGCGAACAGAAAAAGCTGAAAGGAGATGAGGATATTGTTGCTCAAACATACTACTCGTTTAAAACAATAAATGATAAGTGGCTATGTAGTCCAGAAAATAATAGTGACGGATACCCATATAATATTGCAGGAAAAAAATTAATTGATTCGTTTGCGTTTGTTGATCGTGCTATGAATCCTGCTGGTGATATTATAATAAATCCAGAAATATTACTAAATGCATATGATGACACAAATATTTCTGTTTTTTCAATACTATCTCAAATATTATCATTAAATGGATTTGAATTTTTTCCATTGCAAAATTTTATGAATGATGATAATGGGTGGAATGATACATTTAAAATAGATACTAATGGCGAAGTGAGTAAACGACCAGCTTTTGTATGTATGTATGTTGGTGGTTCATCTAGTTACCCATCCAACACATCCAACGGTTTTGAAAATGACGGTATTATTGATATAAATAATGGTGTTCCCAACGATTTTAATGCGGACTGTCAACAAAATCCCGAATCAGATATGCAATCCGAAAACAACAAAGACTTTCCGTATCGTAAAATTCGTGCTTTTAATGTAAAATTCGCACAACAAAATCAGTCAATGTTTACTGACATGAAAATTGAAAGTAAAGAGTTTCCTGAAACAAATGAATCACTTCAAATTTTAGCAAGATTAGCTGGTGATAGTAGAGATAATCCAGCAATCCCTAAAGGTCAGAATCTATATAATTTATATGAAAACCGTGCATACCGAGCTACCATAACTGGTCTAGGTAATGCAATGATTCAACCAACACAATATTTTCAATTAGATAATGTACCTATGTTCAATGGAGCGTATTTAATATTATCTGTGGAACACAATATTGTTGCAAATAAAATGACTACATCGTTTTCAGGTACTAAAATATTGAGATACCCCATGCCAAAAATAATAAATCCTATGTCGGTATTGGATTTTGAGGGGACAAGTGTTTCTGAATATATAGAAGCAGCAGGTACTGTAACATCGGTTGATTCTCAACCAAATCCCACTACATTCATTCCGTATGTTCCCAATGGGGGCGTAATTCAAATAAATGCGCCAATAAATCCGCAGTTGGTAAGATTCTCTAGTGGATATGGTGAAAGAATAATCAAGGGTGTTAAGGGATTTCATTATGGAAATGATTTTGCTGCAACTAAAGGAACTCCAATTTGGGCTGCTCAAGATGGAAAAATTCATAAGCTTTTGCATCAAGGACATGGTGAAGGATTAAGTGGAGGGTTTGGTGAATATGTAACTATTGACCACGGAAATAATATTTATACTGCATATGCACATATGATGCAATGGGCAGATAGTTTAAGGGTTGGAACAAATGTGAAGGCAGGTGAAGTAATTGGTTGGGTTGGTGACACCGATTCCCCCAAGGCATTTCATTTACATTTTGAATATAGAAATGGTGCTGATAATGAATTTGACGGTCTTAAAGTAACTGCTGTTGATCCTAAACCACACTTATTAAGATCAATGAAATCTGTATATGCTAAAACTACTTAAATAAAAAAACCCCGATATCGGGGTTTTTTTATTTACAACAAACCTTTTTTTAATTCATGTAATTTAATTATATCGTCTTCAACATCAGTTTTTTTGTATTTCATTTCTTTTATTTTTTGAATTGTTTTTGAAATGTTGTCCTCAACGTTATTCTTATTCAATTTTTCAAGTATTAATAAATTTTCGTTTTTATATTCTTCTAACAGCGCTTGTTTTTCTTCATTAGTTGATTTGGTTAGTTTATTAAATAGGCTTCTATCGCTTTCATCCAGTGATTTGTATTTGCTGTTGAACTTATCAACAGCCATTTCAATAATATCATCATTAATTCCTTCGTGTTCAACGCTTTCAATTAGTTTAGTCTTTGGCTCTTTAATGTGATTTAATACTAATGTAAATGATTCATGTACTATATCAACATCAATTTCATCGTAATTACACAGTGATTCGGTTATTAGATTATCTATTGCATTATAGAGAGCAATCTTGCTATTCATTGGTATTGTTGCTTCAGTAATAAACGGTTTTAATTTTTTACGCTCAGCATTAATTTCATCAATAGTGTATACTTCAAATAACTTTATTGAATTATCAATATATCGTGATGCTGTTAATTCATTATCAATGAATTTATTTTCTATCCCACTAAAGACTTTGAATTCGAGTTGTAGTATAGGCGAATTTTTCACTATTGAATAAAAATCAAAAGTTTGCTTTTTAGATTCTCCTAGAAGCTTGCTGTCGAAATAAGATTCTTTCAGTTTATTTGAAATCATGAAATTAACAATTCCAATGTTGATATTTTTCATATAATTTATTTTGATTTTTTATAAATACTGTATTAATTTGTAAATTATCATTATATTGAATATTTTATGGAATATCAATATGTGTTATATCGATATCATCGTCATCATTATTTTTTTGTTTATTATTAATTGTATCTGAATTCTGAAGCATCTTATCGATTTCATTGATCATACTATGAGCTTTTATGTTCATATCTTCGTTTGCTTCCATGTTTTCACTAATGATTTTTTTATGTTTAGCTTCATTAGCTCTTTTGGGTTCTAGATTTCCACCAAATACCATCTTCTCAACATGTTTAGTGAATTCTTCTTCACTTAATCTTCCTTGCATTTCAGCTAATGGTGGTAATTCACCACCACTTGCTTCACCACCCACTGGTGGCATTCCACCCGCTATCGGTGGCATTCCACCCACTGCTGGCGGTGGTGTTCCCCCTGCTGGTGGCGCTCCTGCTGCTGGTGGCATTCCACCTTGAGCAGTTGCTCCACTTGCTTCACCACCCATTACTAATTCGGGTTGAGCAAATCTTTTATCAATATCAGTAAATAAACCTGATTTCTTTATTGTAACTGGTGCATCAGCAAGCTCTTGCATAACAACCTTTTCCATTTTCTGTTGTTTAAGGTCATCAACGATTTCCTTATCACTCATATTAAATATAATACGTTTTGCATTGGTATGTGACATTGCTGCAATTCCGTTTTCACCACGTGTTAATTCAGTATAAGATTGCGCTTTATCACGTAATAGTTCCGATTTAAGCAATTCTTGCTGTGTTGATGGATTTGTTAATGTTAACTCAAAGCTGTTTAAATCTTCGTTGCTATAACCTAATAAGTATAAATGTATCATAGCCATTTTATTAAGCTCCTGAATCATTGCTTGTTGAATACGACTTACTTTTTTTGCAAAACGTATATCATATTGTGCCATGTTTTTACCAGCGCCAGCAGCATCTTGAAAACTTAAAAATGGTTTAGGAACGCCAAGACCAATAAAAAGATTATCTCTTAAATATTCTATATCTTGAATTGCATCGAGATTACTAGCCCCGGGCAATGTATCAATACCTGTTTGTGAATTGCTATTTCTCATTGGAAGGAAATAATCTTCATCATTCCCCAATATATTAAATCTATAGTCGATTTGTCCATCATTAGGATTCACCTGACCTACTTTTTTAAATTTAGTTGCAACCTTATAAATATAATCTTCAATATCGTCTTCATCGATATTACCAACATCTATCTTAAACACTTTTTTCTCACCAGCACGAACAATACGATAGGTTAACATGGCATCTTCAGCCATTACAAGCTGTCTAAAGACCCTACGAACCTTATTTAATATGGAACTACCATAGGGTAAGTACTTATCATCCCCAAGTAGTCT